CGAGCCGTAGCGGCCGGCGCCGGAAACCGATGAATTGACCCGATCTTGAATACGCCGATCGTTGGCGGCAATGGTCGCCAGCAGGTAGGGGTTCTCCTGGCCCGAGGCCTCGTCGTAGACGGCGCCGTACTTGTCCTGCACCGGAAACAGCCGGTTGAGATTGGTCTGCTGATTTCCCGACAGTCCCCAATTCTGCAGCAGGTTGGCGCCGGCGTTGCGCGCCGCATCGAGCCCGGGTTGGCCGCCGGCGCCGGCCTGCGTGTTGGCGATCTGGGCCTCGAGATTGAGGCCACCCCACAGATTGTTATCGATGCCGAAGTCGCCGAGCGGCGGCGCATCGCGGCCGCCGGCCAGCGTCGCCCCGCTATAGGGAAGGTAGCCGGTGTTGCTGTTGAAGAGCGCGTTGGCGCCGGTCAATTCGTTGATCAGCGAGGCCTGCGACGGCCCCCACGGCTCGTTGCTCGCGGTCTGTGTGACCGGCTGCTGTGCGGATGAACTACCCATGGAGCGTCTTCTCCATCTGTAAATGTGTGACGCGGTAGCCGTACTTCTGCAGCGCCTTCATCCAGCCGGGGCGGCAGATCGGCCGGCACTCGGCGACGCCGGATTTGATCAGCAGCTGCTCGAACTCCGGCAGCAGGTGTATCCAGGCGCGATAGTTTTTCCCGGTGGCCCAGATGATTTCGGCGACCTTGACGTCCTCGCGCATATGCAAGCGCGTGCCGAGCAGCGCCGCCGGCTTGTCGGTGTCGTCGTCCCAGATCAGCGTCAGCCACACCTCATAGAGCCGCACCTGCCGCACCAGCGTCTTCATGCTCTGCTTGGTGCGCTTGGCAATCGACGGCAGAAACGGTGACCACAGCGGCCACGCGGTGCGCAGCGCCTCCTGCGAGAGTGGGATCGGAACGAGCCGCATCACCCCTGCACGATACCGGAAAGATAAAGATAAAAATTCCCAACGCCGCCCGACACGTTCCCGAACGGGCTCACCACATGCAGGTTCTCGGTCAGGTCTTGCGCCCAGGCACCTGACGCCGCCCCATAAGCGCCGGCGAAGTAGGACTGGAACAGGCTGGCCTGCGGGTAGAGCAGTGAACCGTCGATCCCGACATGGGCGTAACTGATCAGGTCGGCGGCGTTGAGTTGGACCGAGCCGCCCATGGTGACCAGCACGCTATCGCCGTTCCAGGTAATGAAGCCGATGCGCCCGTTGGGGTGAATTTCTACCGGCCCGCCTGGATTGAATGTGAGGCTGGCACCGTTGGTGCTGGCACCCTGAATTGCCCAGCTGCGGCGGTTGAACCAGCTCAACACGTAGCGCTCGGCCGGCGTGTTGCGAAAATTTCCGCCGCTGTCGGTAAAGGCCATGCCGATGAGCGAGCGGCTGTCGTTGCCCTGCTTGATCTCGGTGCCGATGTTGCCGGCGGTCGTGGAGGTCACATGCGGTGTGGCCGAGGTGCAGTAGTCGGCGGTGACGACCCCGGCATTGTTGAACGCATAGATGTAATACAGCAGCGAGGGGGCGAGGTTCTGCCCGGCCACCCCGTTGACGAAGACGCTGCTCTTGCCCATGCCGACGATGCCGGCGGCCGGGATGTTGTAGAGCGTCCCATTGATTTTCATCATGTCGCCCTTGAATGGGGCGAACTTCAGCTGCGTGGCGCCGACATATTCGAGCCGGCCGCACTCGACATTGGTGGTGGTCAGGGCGCCGCTGCTACCGCCGCCGCCGCCGGATATGCCGGTGCCGCCGATCAGCCGCCACAGCGTGCCGTCGAACAGCAGGTCGACATAGCGCCCGGCGATGAAGGCGTTGGCCGCCGCGGGGTTGCCGGCCATGTCCACGACCGCCTGCGCGGTGATCGCGTCCATGCTCAACGTCATCGCGCCGGTGTTGGTGAACCCGGCTTTGAGCTTGACGCAGAGCCCGGTCGGCACCGTGCCGCTGTAGCCCACGCCGCTGCTGAACGTCTGCGCGTTGGCCGTACCGCCGGTCGTGATCGAGCCGTTGCGCAGGTTGCGGTCCTTGGCGTGCGCCGCCATCATCGCGCGTGCGGAGTTATTAACCGAAGCACGCGGCTGGCCCTCGGCCCAATTGATGCCGGTGTCGGCGTTGGCGTTCGACGCCGCCGTTGTGCTCCAGCTTTGGATGTCTTCAGCCGGCATGACTTATTTCCCTCTGGTGTCGACCCAGCCATAGCACGCGATGAATAGCGCGCCGGTCATCGCGGCGCTGCCCTTGACCATGATCTGGGAAGAGGTGTCGGTCTTCATACGATACTGCCCGGAGGTGAAGCCGCTCGCCGCGGCCGCCGCCACGGTCATGGTGCTGTCCTGCGTTGTCGGGGTGCGCACCATGAAGTAGCCGGCGCTGCTGGCGTTGACGATCAGCATATTGGCGATCGGGGCAAGGCCCAGCGGCACCGGGAGGACCACCGCCAGATCGGAGGTGCTCACATTGCTGGCGTTGATGTCGTAAATCATAATTTTCCAGGCGAACTCGTCCCCGGTCTGGATGAACCCGAAAACGACCGGGCCTGCGCCGGTCTTGATGCAGCCGATGCGGCGCTTCTTGCTGTAGGGGCTCGGCAGCGTCGGCGAGGTCAAGCTTTGCGACAGCAGCACGTCGACCACGCCGGTGTCGGTGCGCTTGATCAGGAAGACGTAGAGCCAAACATTGGTCGTCATCGTCGTGCCGACATCGAGTGCGCCGGCGCCGTTGCCGACCGCCCAGGCGGCGTTGCAGTTCTTCGACATCGCCGCCGGCTGCACCATCAGCGTGGTGTTGTCGTCCGAGGTGGCAGCACCAGCGGCGATGTCGAGCACGGTGGTGGGGGTGACGGCGTTGTTCGCCAGCGTCAGCCCGCCGAGATAATTCGGCAGCACGGTAACTGCCGCGGCCAAGGCCGAGGTCACGAAAGCCGTGGTGGCGATCGAGGTGTCGTTGTCGCCGGCGGTCGGGGTCGGCGCCTGCGGGTTGCCGGTCAAGACCGGCGAGGCGGCGACGTCGAGCGTGCCGCCGGCAAAGCTCAGGTTGCCGCCGATGGTCACCGGCGACCATGTGTTGGCGGCGCTGCGGTAGTAGATCGCGTTGGTGGCGCTCGCCGCCGCCAGCGAGGTCAGGTCGCCGTCGAGCGGCTGATAGCTCACACTCGGGCCGGCTATGAGCCCGAGCGCATTGCGCGCATCGTACGGGTAGCGTGCCTCGTCGAACTGGATGCGCCAGGGCGGGCGCAGATCCGGCGGCCGGAGGTCAACCATGCGCCCCCCTCATCCAATCACCGCACCTCGGCCAATCGCAACACGATCATGCCACGCTACCGTCCTGCTGCGCCTCGATGCGCACACCCTGCGCGTGGGTCCACACCGTGCCCTCTGGGATGAACCGGCGAAAGCGATGTAGCCGCGAGGACGAGTACAGCGCCGCCGAGCCGGTGATCTCGATGGTGACCGGCGGCTCCCACACGATCTGATCCTGCAGCCGCTCGCGGGTGCCGGCGGCGATGGTGCCGGTGGCGTCGTTCAGGCTGTCATCGAACGGGTAGGCGTCGCTGACGAAGGCGCGATCGCCGGGGGCAAGATGCACCTCGGCCGTCTCCATGGTGGCGGCGAGGTTGGGCCCGGTCAGCGAGGCCAGCCTGCCTAGCTGATCGATCGCGCCAATCAAGGGGCGCCCGCCAAGATAGGCAAAACTGTCGAGCGCGGCCGCGGTGCTGTCGAGCAGGGTGTCGCCGGCCTCGGGGCCGTCGGTGTCGAGGTCGAGGCCGGGCGAGGCCATCAGCGCCCACACATAGGCGGAGACATTGGACTTGCTCCAGCGCGAGATGCTCCAGTCGAAGATCAGTTGGCGATCATAGACCGGCGACGACGACGAGGTGTGCATCACCCACACAACGCGCGGCTTGTTCACGCCGGCAATGCAGTGGATCACGTTGCGCCGGCCGGGGTCGGAATTGTGCAGCCACCAGTCGTTGATCTTGTCCTGGCCGATCGGCGTCACCTGCTGGCCGGACACGCTATAGAAGCCGTCCTCGGCCACGAAATACAGCACGTTGCCGATCGACACGAAGCCGTACTTCGAAATGCTGCCGCGATCGTGCAGCGCGCGCGAGAACGAAAAGATCAGCGTGGTGTCGCCGGGCAGAAACTGCACCGAGCGGATGCAGCGATCCTGCAGCACATAGCCGATCTCGGCGCCGCCGACGCCCATCACCGGGCCGCCCTCGGGAAACTCCTGGATGTCGCTCAAATTGGTGCCGATCGTCCAGCCGGTGATGTCGGCGATCGCGCTCCAGTGGACGCGGCGAGGAAACGCCGGCAGACCCGACAGGACCAAAAAGTCGCCGATCATCTTCACGTTGGTGGCGCGCGGCGGCGAGCCGGCGAGGTCGGCAAAGTTGGAGCCGCTGTCGATGTCGACCACCTGCGGATTGTCGTTGGAGTTGACTGCGACCAGCTTGCTGCCGGCCTGCTCGAACATCCACAGATCGTTGGGCGCGACGTTGTAGGGGCCGCCGACAGTGCGGGTGATATCAACCCAGGCGGTGCCGTTCCACGTCCACAGCTTGGTCGGCGTGCCGCCGTAGACTTTCCATCCGCCGGCCTGCGTGCGCGCGGAATACAGCCCGCAGGCGCCAAGGAGCGGCGGGCCGAACGGTGACAGCGATGGAAACGGCAGATAGCTATTCGCGCCGGCGAACACATTCTCGACCTCGGACGCGAACTTGGTGTCGAGTAGCGCGATGTCGGGGCGCCACTCGCCGAACTCAACAGGAACCTTCTGCGCCGGCATCGTGCTCCTCCATCGCTTCGCGGATGTCGTGCTGCAGCTGGATGTACTTGCGCACGGCCTCGATGTCCTGCGCGCTGACGCGGTCGCCGTGCTGGCGCAGCGAGAACGTGAAATTGTGCGCGCCGAGCTTGAACAGGAGCATCCGCGGCGTGTGGAAATGAATTGATAGCTCGGCGTCGCGCTCCAGCAGCGCGAGGTTGCCGTCCGACAGCAGCAGCGTACCGATCTCGTTGCCGTCGGGATCGAAGATCAGCATCACATGTACTCCGCGGTGCGAACGACCGCCGCGGTGGCGCCGGTGGTGAGCGCGGAGAGCTTGATGATCTCGGCAAACACTTCGTCGCGGCGCTGCTTGTAGAGCGCGGCGCCCTCGGCGTTGCGCTGCGTCGCCATCGCCTCGGTCATCAGCCCGAATAGGTAGGCGTTGGGATACTCGTTCAGCAGCCAGTTGGTGTTGGCGTCGGAGCCGAGCAGCGACGGGATCTTGGCGTAGTAGTGAAATTCATATGCCTGCGAACGATCGTCCACCGGGCGCACCCTGAACTTGCCGCCCTCGATGGTGAACAGCCGATCGCGGCCGTAGCCGAGCGGCGGCAGGTAGGCCGGATGCACGTAGTCGAGCTCCACCAGGCGCGCGGAGATCGACCAGCCGCCCGAGCCCGGCACCGGCGTCTGATATTTCGGCAGCACCGATCGCCACACCAGATAATCATTCGGCAACCCCACCTCGCCGGCCGTGGTGGTGAGGGGAAGCACGGTTTCCATCTGCCGCACCCGCAGCCGCGCATTGGCGTCGGCCTCGAATAGCTTCGTCCACATGTCGTAGCGGGCAAGGAAACGCCGGTGAAATAGCAGGTCCGACAGGTCGTTCTTCAGC